GACCAATTTTGGGACCATACACACGTGAGCCCCCAGTTCTCCAAAAATACCCACTACAAAAGTCCGCTGAATCCCAATCGCCGTGGGAAACGAGCTCGAAGTTGAAACCAAGTTTCAACCACTCAGTTGGAGCGAGTTGTAGTACTCTTTCATAACACTTTGGTGAGACAGCCACTACACTGTCGTCCCCATTAATCATGATGGCACAAAATCTGGATAATTCTTCCAAGTCCCAAATGTCTAGGATAGAACAAAGTACAAACAACCACAACACAATGTGAACCATGCTGTTACCATAAGAGGTATCAGGATCGCCAGAACAGACTTGAGCCATCCTAGTTACCTTAACTCCTTGACGAGTTACTAATACTTGTGGTCTTAACCTATAGTTTAAGAAACTTAAAACCTGTGGGTCGGCCCTAACGCCGCCTAATAACGCAATCAACACCACTATGAAGGTTATTAGTTCAAGAGGTCCAGGACCCATACATGTGTCCCAGCTAGCCCCGTCAAAGCATATTGGTATGAAACCCTTAGACTCTTGATTGAAAGCCCAGGAGCCAACCTCTTCGGCTGAAGCCCCTGTAGGATAGTAAGCTAAACACTCAATGTCGAAAGTTCTTTTCATCCAAGCTCCAAAAGAGAGAAAGTAGGGACCGGCCGCCACTTTGGCAGGCCCTGTTCGACCTTGGATCATTCTAGGTTTAGGCAATTTAGAATCCATGGCCAGAGGTTGTCTTTCAATCTTAATGAAGGCTTTGATACGCAAGTTGTTTTTGGTCAAACCAATAGTCTCTAACTCCTTTTGTGCTAAGATGTTTTCCCGTTGAAGCCCCTGAGGATACCTGCTATTCCAACGTTCAAATGTATACAACCCACATTCATTGGACGCTATCGCCAGGTTCAACATCAATGGTCGACAAACCTTTGATACGAACTTCTTGATGGTCTTATAAATTGGTTGTTTTCCTTTTACTAGTTGGTGTTGCCAAGGAACATCGGCACCAAGCCTAAGAGTGGCTGCCGCATATTCATTGTGGTAACAAGGACAAAACGCACCTGGACGCACATGAGTCACAAATGGGCCTACTGGCCAGATCATGATTCGATTCCGACACACACAAATCTTGTGGGGACTTATTGATGCTTGTCCTTGACACTCAGGAGCATCAGCACAATCTTCATAACAAATTCCGTACAAGGGTTTGGGGTCTTCACTAAAATCCATCCAGCGAGCAGATAAGAGTGAGCCAACAATGTAATTAGTATTGAGAACTGAGAAATTCCAAAGTAAATGCATGGCAATACCCTCCCATATCGGTAGCATGAAGGTTGCGCTGTGCATAACAGCAGTTGGAAAATAGTATACGCTCTTATACTGTGTTGACTCATAGATGACTATTAGCAGGGTGACTTCAAAGCCGAAGAAGTGTTTTAGAACTTCTTCAACTACCACCCAAAATGCTATTAAGCTAGGATTCTTGACAACGGGTCCACCACGTATTTGGGGACGGTGGCTGAATAAAACAAAGGCCTGCCTAACTATGAACATAAAGACCAACCCAACCAAGTCAACAATCCAAAGGAAGGTTAATACAAGGTGGTGTTCTTTAAAATTGCCAAGAAGGAGGCTCAATCGTGTTTTCAGAC